CACGTACACACGTACCCCCCCCGTGCGCCCGTGCGCCCCGTGCGCTACGCGGGTTTCAGGCGTGCGCCCACCCGTGCGGTGGCGTGCGGTACACCCGTGCGGTCGCGGGCGCGCGTTTTCACCCCCACGCCTGACGCCTGAAAAAAAGAAAGAGGAAGCCGAGATGACCCTGGAGACCAAAGCCGCATTCGCCCGCCGGCTCGACTGGAACCGCAGCACCGTCACCCGAGCCGCCCAGGCCGGCCGCCTCGTGCTATCCGGCGCCCTGGTCGACGTCGAAGCCAGCCTCGCCCGGCTCAAAGCCACCGAGGGCGGCCGCGCCGACGTAGCGGCCCGCCACGCCGCCGAAAGGGGGCAGGGTGGGGATGCACACGCCCCCGCAGCCGAAAACACCGCCACGGCCCCGCACGCGCCCCGCAGCGCCGAAAACGAAGCCGCGCCCACATCCGACACCGACGGCGCCGGCCGCGCCCGCTACAAGGCCATCACGCTGCAGTTCGAGAACCAGCAGATCAAGCTCGGCATGGCAATGGCCCGCGGCCTGCGCTTCAACCGCAAGGACGTAGCCCGCGAAGCCGTAGCGCTCGGCGCCATCGTCCGCAGCGCCGTCGAGCGCGTCATCGACCAGACCGCCCCCCGCCTGGCGGTGATGAACGCGCCCGATCGCCGGCGCGAGCTGCTCGGCGCCGAGCTGCGCGCCGTGCGCCGCGCCCTGCGCGCCGAATTCCCCCGCGCGCTGCGCCGCCTGCGCAGTGCCAGCCAGCGAGGTGACGCATGACCGAGCTCTTCTGCCACGAAGGCAACGTCGGCGAATTCAACGCCGCACTGCGCGAACACCCCGACCTACGCGCCTTCGCTGCCGCGCTCCACCAAGCCGGCATGATCGACGGCCTGCGCGGCGCCCGCCTGCGCCCGGCCGACGCGCCGCGGCCCGAAAACCTCCGGGGCGTCACCCCTGTGCTCTCCGACGCAGCAGAAAGCCGCCTAGCCGATCTGTGGTGGCAGCGCGAACAGGAACCCAAGGCATGAAACCGCAAATCGAACACCTCCCCCTCGACGCCCTCGCCCCTTACGCCCGCAACAGCCGCACGCACAGCCCCGAGCAGATCGCCCAGGTCGCCGCCAGCATCCGCGAGTTCGGCTTTACCAACCCGGTGCTGATCGACGGCGAGGGCGGCATCATCGCCGGCCACGGCCGCGTGATGGCTGCGCGCCAGCTTGGGCTATCCGAGGTGCCGTGCATCCGCCTGGCGCACCTCACCGACGCGCAGAAGCGCGCCTATGTCATCGCCGACAACAAGCTCGCGCTGAATGCCGGGTGGGACGACGCGCTGCTGGCGCTCGAGCTGCGCGAGCTGGCCGAGATGGACTTCGACCTGCACCTCACCGGCTTCAACGACGACGAGATCAGCAAGCTGCTCGACCTCGATCTGGGCGAAGGCGAAGGGCAGGGCGACGCCGACGCGGTGCCCGAGGTGCGCCCCGATCCGATCAGTCGGCCGGGTGATGTGTGGGCGCTGGGGCGGCATCGTCTGATGTGCGGAGACGCGGCAGTCGACCGTCACGCATTTCTCGCTCACGTGAAGCCAGACTTGCTATTTTTTGATCCGCCCTACGAGATCGTCGAGGCGTGGTCATGGACGGTTCCGACCGCAAAGGCGCTCGTATTCACCGATCACAAGCACATCCGCGAGGCCATGTCGGTTGTGCTGCAGTACCCGGTCAACTACCACTTTGTGTGGGACACGGTGATTTCGTGGTACACGCAGAATCGCCCGCTGTGTCGTCATCGATCAGCGTTCTATTGTGCGCAGGAGCACGGGTGGAACGCTGATGCCGCGACATTCATCGACGGCAAACAGCGGGAAGAGAAGGTCGTCGAAGGGGGCCAGGCTTTTGCCGGCGACTACCACTACAAGCCGCTCAGCGGTGGGCGCGTGCGTGTTACCACCGTTTATCAGCAAGGAAAGACGCTGGACGAGGCGGGCAACGGCAAGCCGGTGGCCTGGATTCGCGCACTGCTGGCGGGGGCGGAGGCGCGTGAGGTGTTCGAGCCTTTCGGTGGGACAGGCGCGACGATCGTCGCCGCGCCACCCGAGTGCCGCGTTCACAGCATCGAGATCGACCCCGGAAAATGCGACGCCATCGTGGCCCGCTGGGAGTCGGTCACGGGAGAAAAGGCTGCGCGCGCATGAGGCCAGCGCTTCACATGCTTTCCGTCGACCAGCGATCCGCCCTTGCCTTCAGGGTCGAGCTCGGCTGCACGTTGTGGCGTCATTCCATTTTCGCACACCAGCGGATTGCTGGCCCATGTGCCCCACTGTTTGTGGAACGCAGGGACGTCGTACAGATCGCACCAGGCGAGGATCTCACGCACCCACTCAGGATCGCACCGCCGAGCGCGCGGCCCGCTTTCGCCTCCGGTGATCGCCCAGTGAATGCCATCGAGGTCCAGGTCGCCGACGCGCCCGACGAGCGGCTCAAACGAAATGAATCGCACCTCAGCCGGAACCTCGCGCAGTTGTGCAATGCGGTGCACGGTAGCCGCATGCTCCACCGTCACGCCGAGCCAAACGTTAGCCGGGAATGTTTCGCCGCTCCGGGAAAGAAAAGGCCCGATGTTCTCGGGCCGCTTTGTCAAAATCTGAAATGTGTGCTGTGGGCATTGCCGCATTACCGACAGCGCTTCTCGTCGCCAATCGTCTGCGGCCGATTCGTGGAAAAAATCCGACATCGAGTTGACGAAAATCAGAGCCTGCCCGCCGACACTCAAAGGCTTCCGCATTGCACGATCGCTTGCGCGATTCACGCGACCAGTCCAAACGTTTCGACCATTGACTTTGTGCGTGACTCCGTCGTAATGCGAAACGGTGCCGAACGATTCGATGCGATGCGCTTGCTTCATCGCATAGCAGTTTGTGCACCCCGCCGTGTGTATGGAGCACCCGACAAACGGATTCCACGTGTGCTCGGTCCATTCGATCTTGGTGGTTGCAGTCATGGTTCAGTTCCTTTGAATGAATTCAATCAGACTTACTTCGTCGGCAAACGACAGCGCCGCCAGTCGTGCGCGGAGCGCCGGAATGTCGACGTCGGTGGGCAGCTCTGCAGCAGGGGTGTCGTCCAGTTCCAGGAGAATGCCGCCGGCGATCGTTGCCGCCGGATCGGCCGCCCATCCTTGGCACACATTTTTCAGCAGGGCCAACTCCTCCGCCGAAAACAGGCGGTCTGGCCGATGTCGCCGCAAAATCTCGGCGTATCGGTCCGCAGCCTGATTCAGCCGGCCGGACAGCGATTCCGCGTCGCCGATCAGTTCGAGCGTCTTGTCGGTCAAATAGGTGCTGGTTCTTTTTGGCATAGCTTTCCTTTGTCGGTATTCGCGCTGGTACTCTCGGGCTCGGTCGGCATCACGGCCGTCCATGCGCTTCGCTCCAGAAGGGAGTTGATTTTTCGCCCACGGCTTTACGCGGCGCATCATTTCGGCGTGTTTCGCGGCGTCGTCCGGCGTTTTTCTTGGGCGCACCGCATTCGATGCCGCCTCGGTGGCCGCCGGCAGGTGCTCATAGGTGAGCGAGCCCGCGGCCTGCATGCGCCGAATCTTCTCGGCGTGGGAATTGCAGTACTCCTCGCTTGCCAGTGCTTGACCAGCAGGTATGCCAAATGCCGCTCGATATTCGGCAGCGTTCGTTCCGTGCGCGAGTCGCAGGTGAGAGCCGAGGAACTTGAACTCTCGGCCGCACAGCAGGCACTTAATCAACGCCATTTTTTACGCCGCGAGGGACTCGGCCTCGGGAGAGTTGCAGAAACGCTCCCATACTCGGTTTTCGTCCGACAGTTCGTATCTAACGCGTTGGTCAACCTCAAACGCGGTTTCGTGGTTGCAGTCTTCCACGTCGATTCGAGCAACGCCGCTGTCACCGCTGGCGTTGCTCGCAACGTCGACCGTCACCTCAATCTCATGTCCTTCAGCTGTCAGCGCCGCCAGGTCTTTTTCCCATTGCGCTTCCAGCACTTCCGCAAACGCATTCGCCGCGGCAGCCTGGCACTTCCAGCCTTCACCGAGGTTTCCGTCGAGGATCGTTCTGTAGATTTTAATCGTGGCCATTTTGCGCTCCTTGATTTGCAGGTTGCCGACTCACATTCGTTCTTCGTCGGTGGTGTTATTGTAGGTAACACCAACAATAAAGCAAGAGGAATTTAGCGTATGACCTCCCTCGCCGACCTGCAAGCCGAGCGCGAACGCCTGCGCGCCGCACAAGCAAAGGCCGACTTCGACAAGCTGCTCGCCGACACCTGCGCGCTTGACGACGTGCGCGCCGATGCGGTGGCCGCCCGCGCGGTGCTGCTGCAGACGCTCGACGCGCTGGTCGGCCGCTGGCTGTCGGCGATCGACGGCGAGCACGACGAGACCCGCGTGCACTACCTCATGTCAGACGTGGCGCACGACGTGCTGCGCGAGCTCGGCGAATCCGTCCAGGCCGCCACCACCCGCCTGCCGATGCTCGGCGAGCGCATCGCCCGCGGCGCCAAGCCGCGCGACCTGCTCACCGTCAGCCAGCACGCTGACCGCTACCGGGTGATCCGCACCGGCACCAACGCCCCCGGCCCCTGGCGCACCGGGCTCACGCCCTACCTGCGCGACATCATGGACGACCTCTCCGAGCACTCGCCCGTGCGCAAGGTCGTCTTCATCAAGAGTTCGGGCGTGGGCGGTACCGAGGCGATGTACAACTGGCTCGGCTACGTCATGCACCACCTGCAGAACAAGGATCTTCTGGTGGTGGTGCCGACGCTCGAGCTGCGCGACCGCTCGTTCAACCCGCGCTTGGCGAAGATGATCGACGAGTCGGAAGCGCTCGCCAATCTCGTCACGACTGCCAGCCGCAACAAGGCCAACCGTGGCGACCTGCTCGAATACGGAGCCCGCTCCCGCATCATCAAGGCCGGCGCCAACAGCCCGGACAGCCTGCGATCGGACCACTTGCCGTATGTGATCTGCGACGAGGTCGACGCCTTTCCATGGGACGTCGGCGGCGAAGGCGACCCGATGACCCTCATCGAAAACCGCCAGCGCACCTTCAGCCGCGCGAAAACCTACCTGGTGAGCACGCCCACGCTGGAAGGGCAAAGCCGCATCGACATCGAGTATCGCCGCACCGACATGCGCCGCTACTACGTGCCGTGCCCGCACTGCGACGAGTTCCAGCACCTGGAGTTCGGCGGCAAGGCCGGGCAGCACGGCCTCAAGTGGCGCACCGCGCCCCCGCCCGAGGACGACCCGCACCACCTGCCGCAAGTGGTCGACGCCTGGTACGTCTGCAAGCACTGCGGCGCCGAGATCAGCGAAGGCCACAAGGCCGACATGCTCGCCCGCGGCCGCTGGGTGGCGCAGCGCCCCGGCGTGAAGCTCGCCCACGGCTACCACCTCAACGCCCTGTACGCGCCCACCGGCCTCGGCCTGGACTGGCGCGCGATCGCGCAAAAGTGGATCAACAGCCAGGGCGACACCGCCGAGCTCAAGGGCTTCGTCAATACCTACCTCGGCGAGGTGTGGCGCGAGCAGGGCGACAGCATCGAAGAGATCAGCCTCATCAGCCGGCTGGAGGAATACACCCTCGACACGCTCACCGAGGACGGCCGCCCGCTCTACGCGCTCATCACCGCCGGCGTGGACGTGCAAAAGGACCGCCTCGAGGCCAGCATCGTCGCGTGGGGCGAAGGCGAAGAGGCCTGGCTGCTCGAGCACGTGATCCTGCCCGGCGATACGGCGCAGCCTGACGTGTGGGCCGAGCTTGGCGACGTCCTTACCGATGCCGGCGTGCAGTTCGCGTGCATCGACTCCGGCTACAACACCTCGATGGTCTATGCGTTCGTCAAGCCGCGCGGCTGGTGCCGAGCCATCAAGGGCCTGTCGGGCACCGGCCGCCCGCTGGTCGAAGACGAGAAGATCCGCCGCCAGCGCCTGCGCCGCCAGCGTAAGACCGGCGTGCGCCCCGAGCCGCTCGGCGTCGACCAGGGCAAGGCGCTGCTCTACGCCCGCCTCAAGCAGATGCAGCCCGGCCCCGGCTATATCCACTTTCCGCGCCAGCCCGCGTTCGACGACGAGTACTTCGCCCAACTCGCAGCCGAGAAGCTGGTCACCAAGTTCCGCGGCACCCGCCCGGTGCAGGAGTGGGTGCAGACCCGTCCGCGCAACGAAACGCTCGACTGCCTCAACTACGCGCTGGCCGCGTGCCGGCTGTCGGGCAAGAAACTGGAGCGACCCCCCGCCGTGCAGACGCCTGCGCCGCCGCCCCCCGCCGATCCCGCGCACGTCCAGGCCATCCCGCATTCCACCACCGCCACCCACCGCCTCGCAAAATCCGACTGGAGCAGCCGCCTATGACCGCCCCCGCCCAGCAGGCCGCCACCCTGGCCGACGTGTTCACCGACGTGCTCACCCGCGAGCTGCGCCTGCCGCAATCCATCGCCGAGACCCTGGCCGACGCGCTCATCCTCGGCGCGGCCCGGCTCGGCCACGGCGGCACGTCCTACCCGCTGTACACCCTCGACACGCTCACCCGCGACAATGTCGCCGCGCGCGTGCGCGCCGAGTACAACGGCCGCAACGTGCAGCTGCTCGCCCGACGCTACGGCAAAAGCCGATCGACCATTTACCGCATCCTGCGCCGCCATGAGGAGGTCAAATCGTGAAGCCGATCCTGATCGCAGTAGCCCTGGCCGCGCTGCTGCCGGGCTGCGAGGGGCATTCAGAAAGCGCGACGAGGATGCTTTGGGCGGCGAGCGAGCGCTGCGACAGCGCACCGGTGCGCGCTCAGGTGACAGAGGCCGATGGCGAAATGGTATTCGAGGCCCGCTGCCGCATCGCGCCAACGGAATAACTGTCGCACCACCCCATACCCCTGCAACACCCGCCCGCGTACTTTCGTCGCATCAGCCTCTACCCGTGCGCCGCGCCTCATGCCCTCTGTCGCCGAAACCCGCCTCGCCGCCTACCTGGCAGCCGAAGCCGCCATCCTCCAGGCGCAGGAAGCCCGCTCCGGCGACCGCACCCACCGCATGGCCGAGCTCTCCGCCGTGCAAAAGCAGATCACTTTGCTGCAAGCGCAAGTCTCGCGCGAGCAGGCCCGCGCCGCCGGCGGTGCCGGCCTCAACTACGCCGTGGCCGATCTATCGGGCGAGGGCGCATGAACGTCATCGACCGCCTCGTCGGCTATTTTGCGCCGCATGCCGCGCTGCGTCGGCGCGCGGCGCGATCGGTGCTCGCGCAGTACGAAGCGGCCGAGCATTCGCGCATGCGCAAGTTCCGGCGCGAGCGCGGGTCGCAGAATGAAGTGGTGCAGCTGGGCGCCGCCGCGGTGCGGGCGCAGGTGCGCCACCTGGCGCGCAATCACGACCTCGCGCGCGGCGCGCTGCGCACGCTGGTCAACAACATCGTGGGCGCCGCCGGCATCGGCATCGAGCCGCAGCCGCGCCGCCTCGACGGCACGATCGACAGCGAATACGCCGCCGCGCTGGTCGAAGCGTATCGCGACTGGTGCCGGCGGCCCGAGGTCACGCACCGCCTACCGTGGTCGCGCCTGCAGCGCGCAATGGTGCGCGCGTGGGTGCGCGACGGAGAAGTATTCGCGCAGATGATCACTGGCCCCGTGGCCGGCGTCGACCATGGATCACGGGTGCCCTTCAGCCTTGAGGCCTTCGAGGCGGACTACGTTCCGCTCGAGCTCAACGACCCCAAGCGCGGCATCGTGCAGGGCGTGCAGCGCAACCAGTGGGGCAAGCCGCTCGCGGTGCATGTGCTCAAGGGCGACGTAAGCTCGCCCGCGCTGCCGAGCAGCAGCGGCGCCACCAAGCCTGTGCCGTGGGATCGCGTGCTGCACCTCGCCACGCTCGACCACATCGGCCAGGTGCGCGGCGTGTCCGAGTTCGCCAGCGTCATCACGCGGCTGGAAGACATCAAGGATTATGAAGAGTCCGAGCGCGTCGCAGCCAAGATCGCTGCCATGCTCACCGCCTACGTCAAGCGCGGCTCGCCCGAAGTGTACGACCCCGAGACCGCGCCCGCGCCGGGCACGCGCCAGATCGCGTTCAAGCCCGGCATGGTGATCGATGACCTCGCCATCGGCGAAGAGATCGGGCTCATCGACAGTAAGCGTCCGAACCCGAACCTCATCACCTTCCGCCAAGGCCAACTGCGCGCCATCGCGGCCGGCGTCGGCGCGAGCTACAGCAGCCTCTCGCGCGACTACAACGGCACCTATTCCGCGCAGCGGCAGGAGCTGGTGGAGCAGTGGGTGCACTACGCCGTGCTGTGCGACGAGTTCGTCGGCGAGGTGGTGCAGCCGGTGTGGGAACAGTTCGTCCTCGCCGCGCACCTCTCGGGCGTGGTGCGCATGCCGGCCGGACTCAAGCCGGGCAGCGAGAACGACGCGATGTACACCGCGCAGTCCATGCCGTGGATCGACCCGGTCAAGGAGGCCACCGCCTGGGAGATCCTGATTGAGAACGGCCTCGGCTCCGAAGCCGAAGCGATTCGCCGCCGTGGTCGCAACCCCGCCGATGTCATCGATCAGATCGCCGAATTCCGCCGCAAGGCAGAGGAAAAGGGACTGCGCTTCGGCACCGCCGCAGCCGACCCTGCGCCGAACGAGGACACGGACGATGCCGATGCCTGACAACCTGGACACCCTCCTGCGCTCGCCCTGGCTCTCCGGCGCCGCCGGGGCCATCGTCGCCCTGCACGGTGCACCCGGCGCAAGCTGGCCGCAGCGCACGTTCAACGTCGTCGCGGGCGCCCTCGTCGCCGGATACGCCTCGCCCATCATCAACCAGTACTTCGGCCTCAGCACGCCCGAGCTGCAGAGCGCCAGCGCGTTCCTTTGCGGGCTCTTCGGCCTCAACTTTTCCGCGAGCCTGCTCGACAGCATCCGCGCGTCGAACTGGCTCGAGCTCCTCCCTTGGAGGCGGTGACATGGACCACGAGCTGATGATCGTCAACGGCATCGCCTCGCTCGCCGCCGCCGCGCTGCTCTCGCTGATCGTGCTGCACCCCCGTATTCACGAAGGCCCCGTGATCAAGTTCGGCCTCATCTGCATGATCTTCGGCTGCCTGGGCAGCTTTGCCGCCGCCGTCCTCGCGCCCATCGACCAGTGGCACGCGCACTGGAATGCCGGCATCGCGGTGCGTTGTGGCATCGGCATTACCGCCTGCGGCGTGCTACTGCGCCTGGGCATCGGCGAGCACTGCATAGCCCGCCGATGCCCAGGCGCAGT